TGCACGAGTTACACTCGCTACGACTTGCTTTGGTTTTGAATTTGTCTTCATGGAAGGAAACGCATCCCCTATTCGCTTGTCGAGTTCTGAGTAATAATCCTCAGAGGAAGGATTGTATCCCTCCATTTTTAACTGTGCGTCTATGGCATAAGCTGCCCCTGTCCTTGCAGCGTCCTGTCCAAACCAAGTATTTGATTGTGCCCATTGTAGGGCTCTTGGGTCTGGTTGAACTGCCTGCTGTGGAGCTTGTGTCTGAGCAGGTGGAACACTTGGATAACTCGGTTCCTTTACGGGTTCCGTGTCTTCAAACAAATGTTTTTGTTGCTCAAGTGATTTTAGTTCCACTTTTGCATCCGCTATGGATTCAGCCGCCTCTAGCATTTTGCCAGAGTCACCCGATTCATAGGCAGACGTGTGTTCAGAGCGAGCTTTTTCCAAAAGTTTTTTTGCTGACTCTAATTGGGAGTCGTAATAATTCTTTTGTAGTTTAGTATAGTCCTTATTTAAGGTATTCGTTTTCTTTAACTCGTTTTCGAGTTGTTGAACACGACCATAATACTGGTTTCTCTCTTGCTCATAGGCACTAGATTTTTTTACTAGTTCATCTATTCTGCGTTGAAGTCTTGATTTCTTTTTGGGAGCTTCTTCCTCTGCCTCATCGGCTTTGGCTTCGACTTCCTCTTTCTCCTCTTCAACTTTCGCTTCCTGAGGCTCATCCTCATCAGCGTCTGTTGCTTCCGTTGGCTCTTCGATTGCCTCAAGTTTCTCTAACGCTTCTTCGTCATCGAACTTCTTGAGTTTCTCTTCTTTGCCTTCCTCCACAACTTGCATCGGCTTCTTTTTACTAGCCGAAGTATCGTGTACTATTTGCATAGGTATCTCCTAAGAATAAAAAAAGCCACCGAAATGGTGGCCTTCTGCATAGCTATAAAGCTACTAATTAAATGAAATAATTAACTTATTTCAGTTATATCTGGGACTACTCCCAGAATCTCGTCATCGTTCATTATGCGGAGTTCCGCTTGACCGAATTTAAACCTGTGTCCTGCATACTTGCCGAACATGACATAATCATCAACCTTGCACCACGGTTCAGACATATCATCCCTTTTATATGCATCCTTGCCTAGTTCTATAACTTTTCCTATTGACGCTATCGCCCTGTGGTCTTCGATAGACTTGCTAGGCAAATAAATTCCCATATTTGTCTTGTTTGCGACATCCAGTGTC